ATTTCCGGCTGTTCTGCTGGCATTTCTAACTCTATCTCCATCTCCATTTCCATTTCAATTTCTACAACAGCTACCTCCATCTCAGGCATTTCAACTTCTACCTCTGGAAGATCTATATCAAAACTAGGCATTTCCATTTCCATCTCAACTGTTTCATAAGATACCTCTATGTCCGGCTCATCAAACTCTGGTTCAAAAAATAAGTCATCTCCAGGCGATTCTGGAACTATGACATCATTGTGATCAAATATGTTTTCTACAATATCTATAACTTCTGTTTCTGTGCTGCCACCGTAGGCAACCCACATTTCAACAGATGTAATTGATTGTGTCACTATTGTGGATACGACATTGTATAATACGTTTATTTCGACATCATCAAAAAGCGGTCCGATTGCCAGGTTTATATCGCGTCCCGAAATTTCTATTACAAGCTTTGTTATTGTTCCTGCAAAATCAAAACCGCCTGTATATTGTTCATAACCACTGCTTACTCCAGATTCTGATAGAATGTCTGTACCAGCAAACACACTTGTATTGCCGTTTTTTCCCGTAATGTGCATGACAATACGATCTTGTGCATCTCTTTTATCTACTTTGATAGAATAGTTCGTTCTACCTCCGTTTTCGATGTCTAATTCAGATATGTCTACTGTTTGTATAAAAGTCGTACCCATTCCACTCACGCCCATGGTCGAACTTGTATTGCCTGATCCTGTAATTTGTGCGCACTTGTCTGAACCTAATGCATAGCAATTGTTTCCAGATGGCATATTTGCAGGGCCCTGCCCACCCCAGTCCTGGTCCATATCGCCTTCATATCTAGGTATGACATAGCCTGCATCTCCATCTAATATGTTACCTGAGTCTTCCGTCGTTACGGTAGTAGTTGTCGTTGTAGTGGTAGTCTCTGTAGTAACAGTATGACCATCAGCTTCGTACTCTATTGATTCTGTTTCTGTTATTACGATTGTTTCTTCTACTCCAGGTGTACAAACTCCTGTAGCAGTTACTGGGCACTCAGCCCTAGAAGAACATGACAATGCCAGAGTGCATAACCATAGCACCCAATACAAACTTGATAAACTTCGATGCATCGCTATCTACTCCTTCTGCCACTTTTATTTTGTTAATATCATCATTCCATTTTGCATATATTACACTGCCCTCAGGAATCATATCCATATTCTCTTTCCATCCTGTTTCAGCATCCTGACCAATAGAACCCATGTACGGGCACGGGGTGCCTGCCATGGTCATGCTGTCAAAAACACGTGGATCTTGACACAATATTGACACAGACGCTACTTTCATGCCTGAAGCATATAAAGATCTCGCTAATTTAATTCTTTCACAATTTTCATCAGTGACGGTGATCCCGCTACTAATACCCAAGATCTGGGTCTGCACGGCGCCTGCTACTGCTGTCTTACAAACATCTGAATTATTTACAACAACACTAGGTGAATTAGCAGTAGGTGGGGTCGAATTCGTAACCACGGTAGAAGAAACTGTGTTAGTTTCACTATAAACTTTTGTCGTAACAATCAGTAATAATAAAATAATTCTTAACATTTCCACCTTCTTCTAGCTTGTCTTAATCTAGAATTAGGGTCTTTTGCTGCTTTTGGAAATTTTTTCATTTGCCCTGCACTTCTAGCACAGAATGACTTACGACGCTTTGCGGCCTTTGATCCGGGTTTCACTTTGCCTGTTACAGCAGTCTTGAGCTTTGATCCGGGATTATCACGACGATATTTAGCTACCCCTGCAGCTGTCATTCCCGCTCCAGATTTAGTGGAGCGGAAATACTTCTTTGTTTTTGGTGGCTGCTTATCGCGTCTTCTAGCCATAAACTACACCAACAGACGTAGCTTGGTTAAAGAAAACAAATAAATCAGTTTCAAATCTAAGCCCTGGATCAGGAAAATTAACTTGTAAATATTCATCCTCTCCAGAACCAATTGCAGGAGTTACGATTGTATATTTAACAGTTCCACCGGATCCGTTATCTATCAAATCTACTTTGCCCTGCGTTCCACCACATTTAATGTTCAGTGCAACTACTCTAGCTGGGGCACTAAGTGTATTAGTGCCTGCCGATACTTTAGTTGTTACTTGACCACTAGCGGTTAGTTCTTTGTTCTTAAGAGCAAACATTGTTAACTCCTATCTTTCAACTATAGCACTTACGTAATCTACAGTTAATGATTTAGCCGCTGCCGCCCCTGCTTGAATTGCAAGTGTTACAGTCAGCTCCTCATCGTCTGGTAAATTAGTGTTAGCTACTTTCACTGGCGCTGCATTATTAATTGAATAATAAACTGCAGATCTATCAGGATCTATAAAGAATGTAGCAGTTACAAAAGTATCATCTTCCATAGTATGAATTCCAGCGTCTTCAGTTTCAGTAGAATCTTTTTCTACTACAAAATCAAGATTTGTATCGCCATCATCTTTACCAAAAAATACTCCATCACTTACACCATCAATAGCAGTAGTGTCTGTAATTGTTAAACCAATCAACATATCTGATTGTGTAGCATCACTTAATTTAAATCTAGTAGAAAAATATGCTTTTTTACTAGTGCTTAATTTAAACGCCTCACCTTTTAGCTGTAACTCTTCTGAGTCATCATCAGCGTCATTAGTTGTGATTAGTAAAGCTCCTCCAGCCGAGCTGGTAGCTTGTATAACTTCACCTGAGTCTCCTCCACCATCTGTCGATGTAATCGTCCAGTCAGTTGCGGTATACGTCATAAAGTCATTAAAATATCCATAGAAAGTTTGATCTGATGGATACGGCATGAACATTGGTTGATCTTTTTTCTGCTCTGTAACATCTGTGTTACCAGCCCATAAGATCATGTTCTGAAAATGTGGGTTAGCCATATTGCCTCCTTGGTTGTATAGCCCTCGTCACGCAGTCTCTATACACGTCTGCCTAGCCAGTGTGCATGACTAAATTAATCTAGGATACTTACTTTTAGTATAAATAAAAAAAGGCGCTCTCGCAAGCGCCTTTATCCTTGGGAGGATCCAATTAATTTTTATGAACCTTGTGATCCGTATACACATCTAGGATCTGAAAATCCAAAGCTATATCTCTCACGTGCTTTGTATCTCATGTTTCCTGTATCGAAATCGCCTTCCATACCAGTAGTAAGGGCAGCTCTTACGAAGTGTTTAAATCCATTAGGAGCATCAGTTTTTACAAAGTATGCATCTGTATCAGTTAAATAGTGGTTAATTACATAACCCTCTGGTAGCATACCCATATTTCTGAGTGCATTGATGTCATTGTCAGACGTACCAACTCTGAGGGTAGATTCTAATATTCTATCCGCTACAAATTGAATGTTTACTGGGATAATTAATTTTCTTCCCTGCATTGCAATTTTTAGTCCTCTTTCGTCAATAAATCCTGCGATATCAATCATCGCTTGCTCTAATGAGGTTTCGTTCAAGTCAGCATCTGTGGAGTTTCTGTTTGAGAAAGTTCCACCTAAAGCAGTTGGGTGTGCTGTGTTTACTAAAGAAACACCATCACCACCAGCAGTAGAGAACGCATTGTTTAATATGTTCGCTGCTTTTACTTGCTTTGTGTAAGCCATTGATCTTGCCAATGATCTTGTATAACGAGCTGATAAAGTATCGTACAAGTTGTCTTCGACTGCTTCCTCAGTCAAGCTGAATGCTAATGCAACAGTTTCGTGAGTGTATCTAGCTGTAAAAGATTCTTGCGCAGTATCAAACTGTACAGCTGAACCTTCTTGTTTCACAGCAGCTTCGCCAAATCCAACCAACATTACTTCTTCTTCAAAAGCTCTATCACTTGCTTCTTGGTCAAATATTTCAGCATGCTCGTTCTCATAACGAGAATACTCCATTCCGAACAAGGCGTTTAGGCCTGGTTCTAGTTCTTTCGCCAGTTGGGCTCTATTAATAGCCATATTAGTCTCCTATACGCCTTTTACGAGCTACCAGTTGTACCAGTGCCACCATTCAATTCGTGGTTGTTGATTTTTACAACAAAGATTGAGTTGTTCGCAGTTGCGTCATTACTCGGTACGTCATAAAAATCCATCAACTTCACTTGAAGTGCAGCCGTAGTATTTTTGGAACTCGAATCAATTTCAACACCTGATATACCCGTAGTGGTGCTACCAGATCCGTTAGGGAACGTATTATTAAATCTAGGCTTATCTGTACTTGGGTCTGTATAGAAACATCCCATAAATACTCCTCTTATTGCATCGCCAGCTGTTGCTACAACGACTGTTCCGTCGTTTGCTTGTTTAACTGGGTCACCAGTAAATATGCCACTTGCTCCGCTTGCAATAGAGTATTTAGTTGTACCTGTTGTTCCGCCTGGAGCAGAACCAACTTTAGCTATTGGTCTTAAACCAAATGCTTGGTCTATGTTAGCCATAGTAGTCTCCTAAATTACTTCAGAGACAATGATCTTACCAATTAAGACTTCTTGCCCCCAAATGTTACTCTGCTCTGCCTCTCTTGCGAGATAGGCATGCTTGGATGCTCGTCTTTATGTAGATCTTTTTCGACAGATTTATTTTGGTCATGAGTCCGTCCAGCAAAATAACTGTCTCTAGACTCTTTGATTTCCAAAGGACATCTCATCAATACTAATCCACCAACTCCTATTGCTCCTTTGTATTTGCCGTCAGCGATAGAAGGTAAATCCTTTCTATCGGGATATTGGTCAGCCATTACTGGCTCATATCCACTTCTAATACGTCCAATCATATTTTTTTCATCGGACATACCTCTATATTCGGCTCTACACCACCGGTGATGAAAACCATCTGGTGGTTCAGGCGCATCAAGATTTGAAGGGGGAACCCATTCCCTCTTACGAGCAACCTTTTCACGGGTCTCTTGTTTGCGCGAAGTTTTGTTTATTTTATTCATTTACGCCTCCAATCTTCACGTATTTTTTGCAGCAATCTGCTGCACTTGTTTTGCGTATTCTTCTAGTGGCACGCCCAATTTTTTAGCTATTTGAACTTGTGTTGGCGAGAGTCTCACAGTGTTGCGCCCAGTAGCACTGCCATTTCTAGCAGCTCCAGCAACAGTCTGAGCGGGCCTGTTACTTGAATTAGTTGTTATATTACTATTATCATTAAATCTTGCATTAAGTCTAGCATCAATTTCACTATAGTAATCATCTGACTCAGTATTAAAACCTTCCATAACTAATTGTCTATGAATTCCATACGTAGCCATTGTTTTAATTAAATCATGTTCAGAGGCCGAGCCATTACCAAACCATTTGTTTTTTGACACCCATGCCTTAGCTTTTTCGCTAGGCTCAGGATCTGGCGCTGGTTGTGGTTGTGTAGCTTGAAAATTAGGAGCAGGTTTTTCTTCTATTGGCTTTTGAGCCTCCGCCTGCTTGTTTTTTAAAGTTAACTCTGCCCTCTGTCTTTGTAAAACAGCATCAGTAAGTTTTGCTTGCAGCTCTGCTTGTTTTTTAAAATCTTGAGCCTGCAAAGCCTCTTGTAATTGATTTTGCAACTGTTTTTCTTCGGCAGCAGCTCTGTTTTTAAATTCATTTATATAAGACTGATCTAATGTATCTTTTTGAGTTTTAAGGTTATCATTTTCTTCTTTTACAGATTTAGCGTATAGAAGAGCAGCTTCAGCTTTTCTTTCCTCTTCTCTCCATTTTTTTGTTAAATCATTTATTCTAGTCTGGACTTTATTAGAATACTCATCATGTTCCTTAGATTCTTTCTTTGTCTCTTCAGTAGGCGTCGCCTCTTGAGTTACTTGAACATCAGACTCTTTTTTCTCTTCCTCTTTGATTTCGACATCAACAGACTCACCTGAAGTGTCTAGAGGAACCATTTTTTCATTTTCAGTGTTTGGTTGTGGTTGCATAGGTTTCTCCATTTTATAGTATGTTACGCGGTAAGATATCTCTTGGATCTCTGACCTTTGCCATTATTTCGTCATCATTGACTATACGTAGTTCACCGCCATCAATTTTAATTCTAGCACCTGCGTACTTGGCAATGATAACCCAGTCATCAACTTTACAAAAAGGACCACTAGGAAACTTTGATTTATCTAGATAGCAATCGCTACCTATTTTTAAAACTTTACAAATATTTGTTGAAATCTGTGACTCCTCGACAGTTTGATCTGTTAAGTGAATTCCAGATGATGTCTTGTTATCTAATTTTAATGGAAATAAAACTATTTTGTACCCACATGGTTCAGGCACTTTTTCTAATTCGCTTTTAGCTTTTTCAGCTGCTTTACCATCCCATATATGTTTTGGAACAATAAGTTTTGGTTTAGTCGTCATCGTCTAGCTCCGTTTTCTTTAGCAGGTCCGTGAGTTCCTGTATCTCATTTTTTAATGCTGCATTTTTACCAGTCAAATACTTATAATCAGACCAATCTTTACACAGTCCACTTGTTATAGACTCTTCAACCGCCTTTTGTCTATCTATTAATTGTTTTTTATAAGCTGTAAAAAAATTTTCTAACCGCATGATTTCATAAGGTCAGCTAATTTTTTGCAACGGTTTGGAGTTTGTTTATTCCATCTGGAGTCAAGCATTTCAAAACTTGCACCTATAAAATTAGCTTCCTGCAGGCATTTCCACATATTCTTAAACTTAGACACGCCTGTCTGTCCAAGTTGAAAGCACATCTCTGTAATGACGTGTTCAGCTGTTTCTGGTAAATTAGATACATTATTCTGCTCACATAATTGTTTCATTTGAGCAATTGCTTTTCTTAAATCTTTATCAAATACTGCTTGAAGATCTTCTTCGGTATATTCTACTCCTGGTTTAAAAGGATCTCCTGAAACAACCTTATGGCCCCAGCCTATGGTATCGAAGCCCTCTGTATCTTGATAAATTTTATTTCTAAAACCTTCACTTAATTTTACTGAATTAGATAAATCTTCGTAACTCATTTACCCCTTATTACTTTTTGTAAAGTTCTTGCTTGTTTCGCGTGTGTCTTAGACGCTTTCTTTAAACCTTTAATTACTTTTTTTACTTTTTTAGTTTTATTCTTTTTCATTTCTTTTTAAACATATTTAATGCAGCAGGC